AAGGCTCTCGCTGCATCGGCAGCACCATCTGCCATCGTAATTGTGTGCGAAGTTCCTGTAATGGCTTCTGAGCCAGAACCCCATGCTTCCGCAATTAATTCTAAATTTGTATTGGTACTCGTTCCCCAAGTACCCGACTCATCGCCTGTAGCGATTTCTTTAAGTCTTAAATCATTTACATAAGTTGCCACTAAATGTCTCCGTTATTTAATAGATTATAGTCTTTATATTATTATGCCGCAACATCTGTCCAATCTGGGGACTGAGAATCATCTATCTCAGACCAACTTGCTGTTTGAGAATCGTCTATTACAGCCCATTCAGCGTCTTGTCCTGGAACAATTTCACCCCACACAGTTAGCTGACTGATTTGGCCTGTTCCCTCTACTCCTGTAACTGAAACACTTACAGCTATAATAGCGCTTACATCACCAACCTGTCCTGTTCCAATAACCGCTGTTAAAGAAACAACGTTTTGAGTTGCCGTTGTTAAAGATCCAACTGCTCCTGTTCCAGCAACTGTTGTTGGATAAACATTTGCGTCACAAGTAACGGTTTCATCGCCTTGAGAAACTGTGGAAGCAGTTCCACTAACACCTGTAATTGCTGCTCCATTTGGAACAACTGTGCCAACAGCGCCTGTACCAGCTACTCCTGTTTCGCTGACATTGGCATCACCGCTAACCGATTCTGTGCCTAAAGCGCTGGTTCCCGCTAATCCTGTAACAGATATATTTGCAACACCTGTGGCAGTTAAGCTATCTACTGCTCCTGTTGCTGATACTCCTGTTTCGCTTACATTAGCTTGTCCTGTTACGGTTAATGAGCTAACTGCACCTGTTCCAGCGACACCTGTCTCTGTAACAATGGCTGCGCCAGTAGCGGTTAAACTACCAACACTACCTGTTCCAGCTACACCTGTTTCAGAAACATTTGCTGCCGCACTAATACTTAAAGAGCCAACGGCTCCCGTACCAGCAACACCCGTTTCTGTAACATTTGCTTGTCCTGTTACAGTTAAAGAACCAACACCACCTGTGCCTGCGACACCTGTAATATCTACAGGTATAGCCGAACCCCAGCCAGCTTGACCCCAAGTGCCTCGACCCCAGCCAGTTAGCGACATGAGGTACCTACGCTATTCTAATAACAGCGTTACTTGCGTCTGCGGTTGGGAAAGATATTGTAAAACTACCCGCTGTACTTGTTTTG